GGTCTGGCCGGACTGGAACAGCCTGAACAGGCGCCCCACCATGCTGGCTTCGAAAAACGGCCGGCTCGCCGAAAGCGTGCCGTTGCCGGTGTAGACGGAGGGCGTCAGCGCCACGGTGCCGTCGGCGGCCACAAAGGGGCCGTCATCGACCTTGTAGCGCTGGATGCCCCAGCTGGTGTCGCCGCGGCGCTGGATCTCGCGCTGCTGGAACTGGCGCGAGGCCAGGTAGAGCACGTCGATATTCTGCTTGTGACGGGGTGCGGCGAGATCGGCGGTCGCCCAGGGCGTCGACAAAACCAGCGGCCCGGGCGCATCGATCTGGCAGCGCGTGACAAGCGCCTGGCGCGCCTTGTCGGTATAGATTTCGAGATAGACGCTGCCGGTGGTCGGCGTGAACGCGATCGAATGGTCACCGTCATTGAGCACCGACAAAGCAAGGACGTCGCTTGCGCCGACAGAAGTGCCGATATGAACCCAGACCGGCCCGCGAACGACCTCGACACGCAGGCCATGTTCCTTGCCCTGGTCGCCAACGGCCACCGTGATCGTCTGGCGCGCGGCGGCGCGGCCCTGCGTGGTGCCGGTGAGTACGAGATTGCCGCCCGACACATTCGCCGAGGCACCGGCGGCACTGGCGTTGGTCCAGCCGGTGAAGGCATTGAAGTCGCCATTGGCGATCGTGGTCGCAACAGCCACGCGCGAAACGAAGGCATTGTCCTTGAGAACGCGCATCTCGTTGTTCGACAGGATCGGCACCAGCATGGAGGCGTTCGAGCCGGCGAAGGAATATTCGAGCAGCCGGACATCGCCCAGATTGATGTCGGCGATGTGTTCGAGGCCGGGGCGCAGCGTCATCGAGCCGACGACGCGGGGCAGGATGTTGGAGCTGAGCGCCGAAGCGAACTGCATGCGCTCGAGATCGAGGCGCGACAGGGCTTCCTCGCCGACTTCGCCGCCATTCAGGGCGTAGACCGGTGCTGAAACGCGAGGCATCAGACGTCGCCCTCGCCAAAGGTGATCTGCCCGCCGACCAGCGTGCCGCCGGAACCACCAGAACCACCGGCGACACCGGCGCCGCGCCGGGCGCGCAGCCAGCTGCCCGGCTGGATCACCTTGTTGTTTTCATTGCGGGCATCGACGTTCCTGGCCTTCAGCAGGGCCTTTTCCATGCGCACACGCAGCTTGTCCTCCAGCGTGTCGCCCGACGTCAGCCGGCCGCAGGTGTCGAAGGCGAGCTTGAGCGCGACATAACGCCAGAACATCGTCGGCCAGGTCGAAACCCTGTCGTCGGCCGCGTTGGCGGCGCTGATGAAGCGCAGATAGAGCGCAGGCGCGCTGGAATGCAGGTAGCCGCCCTCGTCGGCATAGTCATGGAAGGTCGCAAAGTCGGGCCTGTCGGAGACGGCGATCGTGCGCAGCCAGCTCGGGGGATAGTCGAAGGCATGGGCCCAGCCGAGCGCCGGCACCAGCGCGCCATTGGCCGCCAGGGCCGTCGACGCCTTGGCGAAATTCCAGTCGCCCGCGTTGAAGGCCTCCTCGACCACGCCGGCCCAGGCGTTGCCGAAGGCATAGACGGCCTCGGCATCGTCGTTCAGGGTGACGATGGTCTCCTTTTCGAGATGCACCAGCGCCTGCTTCCAGACCTCAAGCTTTGTCGCCATGGGGATTGTCAGCCCTTCATCAGCTCGATGTATTTTTCGGCCGCCTTGCCGGCGGCGTCCCTGCTTTCGAAGCCGGCCTGGATCACCTCGCCGCCATGGAGGAAGCGCCATTTCTGGCGCGGACCGCCGAAGCTGACCTCGGGCTGGCTGATATCGGCCGCAGCAATCCTGGGAGCGGCCGCCTCGTCGAAGAGCCTGATCACCCGCACTTGCGCCGACGTCCTGGTGATCGCCAGGACGCGCAGCGTGCAGTCGAGCACATGATCGTCCGAAAGGATGTCGATGGTCATGCCGGGCCGGAAGACCGCCAGGTGATTGGCGAAGAATTCGGGATGCGTGACGTCGGCGAGCGTGGTTTCCGAAGGGACGGTCGCGGCATAACGGCCGATGGAATAGTCGGCCTGCGCAAAGCGATGCCCCGCAAGTTTCACAAGCTGGTTCATGATGTCACCGTGGATCAAAGGGAAATGAAAAAGGGAGGCCCGAAAGCCTCCCCCGTTGCCTTGGCCGGCGTCAGTCGGTGTCGGTCGCCGTGATGGCGAGGCCGTCGGTCAGGTCGATGCCGAGACCGTCGGCGCCGGTCTTTTCGTCGATCACCCAGCAATGGTTGATCGCCGTCACCGGGCCGGACAGCGTGGTCGTGCGGGTGCGCACGATGACGATGTCGCCCTGGCGCGCGCCCTTGGCGAAACCGTCGCTGATGAAGTTGTTGGTGTTGACCGTCGCGATGGCGTCCACGGTGTCCAGCAGCCACTGTTTCATGGTGCTGGGGCCGGAAAGGCCATCGCTCAGGAGCTTGAAGCCGTTGGTATCGTAAGCCATGTGCAAGCCTCCTTACGAGAATGCAGCGGTGTCGTCGGTGACGACCTTGATCACGCCGGCCTGCTGCAGGATGGTGGCGCCGTCGTAGATGGTGGCGCGGTCGAAGGAGTAATCGTCCTCGCCGTTGTAGCCCGCATCGACCTTGACATCGCCGGCGATGGCATGACCCACGGCCGGCTTTGCGAAGATGAAGTTGGACGCCGTTGCCGTGCCCTTGCCGGGCAGGCCGTTGTGCATGATGTGCTTGGCGCCGAGCCAGATTTTCGGCTTGTCGAGCGCCAGGCCGACGAGCGGCTTGGCGTCGATGTAGTCGGCCGACTTGAACTCCTGGAAGGTCAGGAGGCGAGCCCATGCCTTGGGGGTCCACAGGCAGGTGATCTCGTTGCCGACCATGACGTCGAGCTCGAAAAGCTCGGTCAGCGCATCGACGGTCTTGCCATAGGTCAGGGTCTGGGCCGCGCCGCCGGCATAAGAGTTGGTGGCGGCAGCCAGCGCGTCGATGATGGTGTGGTCGATTTCACGCGAGGCCGTGAGCGCGCTGGCGTTCTGCATCGCCTCCCGCAGGTTTGCCGGTGCGGTGAACACGTCGAAGCCGGTGCGGGTCTCCTTGGTGTGCTTTTCTTCCAGCGTCACCGTCGGCTGCGTGTCGGCGCGGTTGCGCGACGGGATGAGCCCGTTGGTGCCGCGCCTGGTCATGCGGCCGGCAGCGCCCTGGAGCGCAAACGACGCCGTCAGGCCACTGATCATGAGTTCCTTGGTGACGCAGTCCTTGAGGTAGGTTTCGCCGCGCTGAAAGGCGACGACCCACTCATCACGGTACTGGGTTTTCGTGATGGCATAGGCCATTTTTGAATTCCTTCGATGATGATTGGAGGGGGGCTTCCAGCCGTGATCAGGGTGCCGCATCGGGGCTTTCGCGGGATGCCGCGCCGAAGCACGGGGCCGCTACTCGCGCCTGTCGCGGGGCATCACATCAGCTTGCATTTAGGCAGGGTGCGGGGCCGGAAACCGGGATGCCGCACAAGCAATTCCAGGAAAAGTGCGAAGCGGTTTTTCGTCCGGAATTGCGTCAGGAAAAGAGGCAATTCCAGGAAAAGTGCGAAGCGGTTTTTCGTCCGGAATTGCGTCAGAAAAAGAGGCAATTCCAGGAAAAGTGCGAAGCGGTTTTCCGTCCGGAATTGCGTGAGGAAAGGTGCCAAGCGCATTTCCATCAGGAATTGCACAAGAACAAAGAGAAATTACGTGCGGGCGCTGACCTTTTCGAGCTGGGCGTAGATCTTGGTCAGCTTGCCCTGGACATCGTCGCTCTTGAACTTTTCGGGGTTTGCGACGCGCAGCGCCAGAAGCTCCTGCTTCTGCGCTTCCAGCGTCTTGCCGGCGACCTCGATGTCGCCGGTGAGGATGGCCGTCGAGCCGTAATAGTCGGCGCCGATGGTCGCCATCATCTTGACGAATGGCAGGCTGTCCTGCAGGCGCGAGCCGTCCATCAGGCGCAGGCTCATCATCTCGCCGAAACCGTCCTGGCCGAGATGCGCCTTCATCAGCTCCTGTGCCGCGCCGATCTGGCCGTCATAGTCGCCGCCCCATTCGGCGCGAAGGGTCTTCTGCGTTTCGCCGGCAACCCTGGCGAGCTGGGCGTTGAGGTCCTGGGCCTGGGCGGCGGCGAAATCCTGATACCAGTCGAGTGCTGCGGCCGCCATCTTCGGCGGGACGTTGCGCTCATGCATCGCCGCCTTGAAGTCGGACAGGATCGCCTTGTCGGCGTCGGTGACCTCGAAGTCGTCGCGGAACGCGCCCGGATACTCAGTTGCATCTTGCGGGATGCCGTTGGCCTCGCGATAGGCCATGACCTCTTCTGATGTCGAAGCGTCGGTCAGTTCGATCTGCCGGCCGCCGTTCTTGGCGTTTTTGTAGCCCTCGCGGAACGCCTTCGAAATCTCGTCGGTCGACCTGTAGCGCTCGAGCTGCTTCATCATGGCGGCGTCGCCGCCGGCGAGCTGTTCGCGCAGCGACTGAAGTGCCGCGTCCGGAGCAGCGCCCGGGGCCGGAGCCTGGGCGGACGCGGGTGCTGGATCAGGGTTTGGCGCGACAGGCGTTGCGCTCGTCGGCTGGTTTGCCGCTGCGGCGGTCATGGGCTGGTCGGTCATTGCTCTCACCTGTCAAAATGGAAAGGGAATGGGTGATCAGCTTCCTGATCTGGAAGCCGACATGCTGCTTTCCGGCGGCAAAGCAGCTGTCGCGCTCGCCGCCATGCTCGGCCGGCATCCAGGCCGGCTGGTGCAGGCCGCAAATGTGCAGGATCGCGCCGAGTGCGCGCTTTTGCTGGTCCTCATTGGCGATGCCGGCGGCGAGCGCCTGGAGTGCTGCGCAATCGGCCTTGCGGATTTCCAGGTCGTTGCGCGGCATCTCATTGTCGGGGCGAACAGTGAGAGGATGCCAGGGGCGATAATGCTTGTGGGTCATTGTCCGAGCGCCGCCCGGATCGACTGCGCCGCGTCCCCGACCTGGGTGGCCACCGCAGCACCGTCGCCGACCTGCTGCATCTGCTGCTGCTCGGCCATGGCCTGCTGTGCCTGCTGGCGGTTGGCCGCCGCCTGCTCGGCGTCGATCAGCCAGTCGGCGCGGCCGCCGGGCACCGCGGCAAAGGCGTCGCGGAACATGGTGCGGGCGTCGACCTCGCCGGCAAGCGACGGATCGAGCGCCACCCCGGCCTGCAACACGCCGGCACTTTCCTGGAAGGCGTTCAGCACCTGGCGGTCGCGTGCTTCCTTCAGCACATTGTTGAACTCGTACTGGATGTTCTGGCCAAGCAGGATGTCGGGCATGTCCAAGGGAACGCCGTTGCGGTCGACCGGGCCATAGCCGCCGGCCCGCATCACCTTTTCGGTGGTCAGGTCGAGCACCGCACCTGTCCATTCATGCTCGATGGGGCCGAACAGCGGCATGGCGTTGCGGATCCATTCCTGGACGCGCTGCGCCGCCTCATAGGCCGTCATGGTCTTGTCGGCCTGC